TCAAGCAACATTTGTAGAAGTTTTTGAACCATGAGTACTGCTCCTGTTTTTAGTGAGATACAGAAAATAAATCCTTCAGCAATCATTGAGCTTTTTGTGTTGCAGTTAGATACAGCTTTACATGGTGCGAATACTATTTATAGATTTCACTCAGGAACTAATTTAGATGCAAATGGTGAAATAGTATTTGCGGGTAATTCATACCTGAGATTTCCTATTCAAGCAACAGGTTTTGCTTACCAACGTGGTCAACTTCCACGACCAAAAGTTACGATTAGTAATGCAACAGGATTTATATCAGCAATATTAGTGAGTGTGAATCAAGTTACAGCAGGTAATGATCTTACAGGTTCTACTTTTACAAGAATCAGAACAATGGCAAAATTTATAGATGCAGTAAATTTTAGTGGTGGTAGTAATCCATTCGGCACACCTGATCCAACAGCAGAATTTAAACGTCAGATATTTATTGTTGATCGTAAATCATCAGAAAATAGAGAAATAGTAGAATTTGAGTTGGCAGCGGCAACTGACATGGCGGGAGTTCGTGCGCCAAAAAGACAGTGTACAAGAGCTTTGTTTCCTTCTATTGGTACATTTACTCAATGACTTGGAAAAATGATGCGTTGGTTCATGCGAAAGACCAAGATCCAAAAGAATCTGTTGGCTTGCTTCTTAACGTAAGAGGTAAAGAAAAATATTTTCCTTGTGAAAATTTAGCAATTACTAATAATCAGCATTTTATTTTAAATCCAGAAGATTATGTCAATGCAGATAGAACAGGAGAAATTATAGCTGTAGTTCATAGTCATCCAGTTACACCACCAATTCCTAGTCAAGCTGATCGTATTAGTTGTGAAAATAGTAAATTACCTTGGTATATTGTTAATCCTAAAACTGAAGAGTGGGGTGAATGTATTCCAGAAGGTTATGTTCCAGATTTATTAGGTCGCTCTTGGGTATGGGGTGTAACTGATTGTTGGTCACTTGTTAGAGATTGGTATAAACAAGAAAAAAATATTGAGCTTATTGATTATGAAAGAAGCATGACACCACAAGAGTTTTTAGAAAACCCATTGTTTGAAAGTTATGCTACTAGAACTGGTTTTGTAGAATTAAAACACGATGAAAAACTTGAATATGGTGATGTTTTATTAATGTCGATAATGCACCCAACTTTAAATCATGTAGCTATTTTTCTTGGAGATATGGTTTTACACCATTTAGCAGATAGACTATCTTGTA